TGCGCCTTTTCACCTGCAATCACCGCGCGGAGATCTGCGGGAGTATAACCGTCGCCGAGGGTATCCATGCGAATGGACTTTTTCTGTTCGCCGCCCAGCAGGGACGGGTCTTTCTTGCCCTTGACCTCATAGCCGGCCTGCCACAGCAGCTCCAGCAGCGCATCAAAGCTGTCGGGCTTTTGTACCAGCGCATCGTCAATGGCCGCACAGATTCGCTCCCGGTGGGAGGGCTTCTTTTTGTCGCCCAGCCACTTGTTGTAGCTCTTGCCGTGGCGCTTTGGATTCTCCACGATGGAGTAGCCATTCTCGATGCAGATGGTATCGTTGAGCCGCCGCACGGCGCGGCTGCTGCCCCAAAAGTTTCGGAATTTTCGGGTTTGGCTGAGCGCGGTGGAGTTCCAAATCACATGATTGTGAATGTGAGCTTTGTCGATATGGGTGCAGACAATGTAGGCGTGATTGCCTTTGGTGAAGCGCTTGGCCAGCTCACAGCCCAAACGGTTCGCGTCCTCCGGTGTGATTTCACCGGGGACAAAGGACTGCCGCAGATGGTAGGCGATCACATCGTCCTCGCCGCGCACTCTGCCGGTCTTTTGGATGTACTGATTCTTGGTGAAAAGAAACTCGGCATCGGCGATCCTGCTGTCGCACTGCCAGCTTGTTATCAGCCTGCCGCCGTCTGTCTTTTGCGGATTTTCGGTGTAGTCGATGATAGCGCTGATGGCCTGTCCCACCGTGCGACCTTTGCCGGTGTGGAGAGGCATCAGGCGTGTGGTTGCCATGTCGGACACCTCCTTAAAAAGCAAAACGGCCTGCCGAAGCAGACCTCTTTGCACTATTCTATTTCTTCTGCATCATCCAGCACATCACAAGTGTGCGTGTACCCAAAACGCACTTCATATTGCTGCTGGGCAAGTGCTTTGACCTCGGTGCGGCGATCATGCGTCCTGCGCTTTAGCCAACCTTTTTGTTCTTTGGAAAGCTGCCACGGAAGATTCAGCAGCCGGTTGATTGCCAGCATCTCAGCTTTCTTTTCCGGTGGCAGAGCAGAACAGGCTTTGCAGATGTGGGCGGCATGGCCTTTGCCGGAAAATTTCTCATTTGACTTATATTCGCCGCAGATTTTACAGTAATGTCCGTGCTTCTTCATACTGGCCTCAGTCCGTTTCTGCTGCGGGCTTATTCTGCTTATCGCTGCATTTCCAGAGCGCCATCGGATGCTGCCCGATACGAGAGAGAATATCTGCGTCTTGGAAAAGCAGCTCCGGGCGATATTCCTGCTTGCCGAACGAAGTCCAGAAGGAAAGCTCCCGTTCGTCCGGCGTCAGCAGTTTTTCCAGATAGGCGATGACCTGTTCATGCGCCTGCTGCGCATCAAACCAAGTGCCACGGCGCAGTACCGGGATAAGGTCGGTTTTGACACGCTGCTGGGACACCGAGGCGATCTGCTCGAAATGGAATCGGTCTGGAACGCTGTCGGAGCCAATGGCGCTATAAAACATGACACACTTTTTCAGCATGGGTTCCTGCGATTCGTCAAACAATCCATACTCCATCATTGTATGTATGTCATAGAGGTCGCGGGGAGCTGCGCGGTTAAGAAGTGCAACGATCTTTGAACCGTAGATTTCCAGCGGATCGACGCTCAAAACAGTAAGCTCCTGTTCCAGCCAAGGCAGATTGACTGTCCTGCGCACCGGCGCTAACACATGGCAGCGAAGCATATAATTGATCTCGATTTTGAGGTTGTCTTTCATCCCACCGGCATTTTGGTACTCATAAACAAAGGAATCCAGCGCATGATACGTTTTAGATTTCTGGCTCAGATGATACCCTGCGGCGGCCATGTATTTACTGATCCGTTCCGTGATCTGCTTCCGTATTGCAAGCATTTCTTCACGGGGAAGATTTTCAGAAAAGTCCATGTCAATGTCAACAGACAGCCGGGGTAAATTGAAGATAGTCAGGTTAATGGCCGTTCCGCCTTTCAGCGCCAGCGCATTGGAAAGCAGTGCATCCTTTTGAATAGAATCCAGCACATCGGCCAGACGGCAGACCTTTTCAAAGGTATCACGGACGAAGCCCAATTCACGGGCTTTCTTGCCCAAAGCCATTCTGTCAAATTGCATCATAGTCTGTTACCCCTTTATCTATCATGTGCATCAGATTTTTCGGTGCATACAGCTTCCAGTCCTCGTGCCAGATGAAGCCTTGGCTCTCGCTTGATAAATAGGATTTTCCTTTCGGGAGGTGCGATTTGCACATGGCGAAAAAACTATCAGAGAGGCCGAGACTGGCTGCAAAGGCGGACAGGATATAGCCCGTTTTTTGATAGAGGAAGCCGCTTTCATACTCCGCGAGGCAGGCCGAAAGCGCTGCTTCATCCAGCGTGGGGATCAGCGCAAGGCAGCGCAAAAGTTCTTCCAGCCCACCGATTTTCTCAAACAGATTGATGGAATCAATCACCGTCCGCTCCAGCGTTGTGACACGGATGCCGTTTATCTCGGTGATACCGCCAGTAATGCGCGGGGCAATCCGCCGGTATGTCACGCCGTCGTATTCAAAATCCCGGAACCGGCTCTCGCTGGTCACTTGCGTTTCGTAAAAGACCTGATTGCTGTAACCGTAAAACTCGAAAGAGCTGTGATACGATACAGCGGCATCGTTACTGATGTGAGAGGCAATCACATAGCGGTTGGCAATGGGCTGTTGAGTTTCCAGACTGATAGCAACATACAAATCCCGCTTTACGCGCTCAATGTAGCCTTTCTTTTGATACTCACGGCAAAGCCACTTTGCCGCCGCTTCGCTGCCAGTGATCTGCTCCAGATCGTTTTTGCTGAAGCAGCCTAATTCCAGCAGCTTCTCATAGTGCTTCATAATGCTCACCTCTCTAACGTTCGTAGACATTATAGCACAGAGAGATAGTTTTTACAATCTCTTTGAGTAAAATCAAAAACGAGATTTATGAGAAAACAAGCCGAGGCGTTCGCCCCGGCTTGCGCTTTAACTATGGATGAAGTTTTTCATGGCAGCGTTCACGTCTTGCAGCTTGCCAAGTCCCTGCACCGCCAGCAGCGGAAGTCCCATCGGGCTGATCAGAAACGCCAGCACAAGGAGGATAATGCCGTTTTTTACAGAGTAGGTAATCATCACGGCGAAAGCCAGCAGGGAGAGCAGTCCGCTTGCCAGCTTGAACACGAAGCCAGAGCAGGACAGCAGCCCCGCGCACAGCCAGACGAACAGGGACAGGATAAGCGATAGCGGCACAAGGATAATTTTCAGAATAGACATTTGACGGCCTCCTTGTCAAAGACGTTATGCTTTTCTAATATCAGAATACCATGACAGCACGCGCTTTGCAACAATGCGGGGCTTTTGTACGGGCAGGGGCAGCGGTCATTCCGCCGCCCCTGCGACTTATTTCAGCGCCGCCAGCGAGGAAACGATTTTCTCTGCCGCCGTCCATATCCGTTCCTGACTTTGCTGAATGTCCTCCAGATCGGTTTCGTAGATACGGCCTGTTTCGTGGGCGCGGCGGGTGAGCTGGTTGAGGTTGTTGCTGGAATACCGAAGCAGGGACACCAGCTCCCGCAGCTCCGGAAGGTCGAGCTTCACCACATATCCGTCAATCGCCATCTTGCGGAGATACGCCGCCATGTTGGTGGTGCCGAACTGCGCCATCTTTGTTTCGATCATTTCCCGTTCCTGCGGCGTGACACGGAATTTAAGCTGAATATCCCGCTTGCGTTTTGCCATCGCTCAGCGCTCCGGGGCTTTGGACTTCGCCGAAATTTTCGGCGAAGTTGTTTCAGGCGGCTTTTTCAGCTTATCCCGGACAGAGGTTTTCTGCCGTTCCTGTGCGTAGGCTTTGCGAGTCTGGCTGAGAAACAGATCGACCAGACCGGGATGGCTGTTGACGGCCAGATAGCAGTTGCGGTCAGTACCCCATGCGTCAGGATTGGCGGGGATGGACATGGCGTTTGCCCATGCCCGGTTGTCGGGTGAATACCGTCTGTCCCAATCCGCTTGACAGACGGTAATGGCAAGGACATGGAACGTGCGGTCATAGCCGAACTGCTGCACTACCTGATCGACCGCTGCTGTATCCAGCCGGTTATCCCGGTAGTGGTCACGGATGGCGGCTTCGATAGCTTCCTTGCAGGCTGCGTTCGCCTGATTGGAAGCGCGGTAGACCGCAAGCTCGTCATGCTCTCTGGCGTAGGCTGCCGGGTGCTTGTAAACGGGGATATTTTTCATTATCGTGCCTCCATTTCTTTTTTGTGGGGCTTTTCCGGTGCGCTATGAACAGGCGGCGCTTTCAGCCTGTCCAGAACGGAAGGCCGCGCCGATTTTGCAATCGCCTGCTCAGGCTGCGGCTGTCCCTTGCCGTCCAAATTCAGCTCCATATCCAGCTCAATCAGCCGCGCCGTTTTCGCGGCCAGCTCCTGCTCCTGCGGGAACGGCTTACCGACCTCAGCCTTTGCCGCTGCCTGCTGGTTATAGAGGTTTTCAAGCTGCTCCTGAACGCTGCGCAGACGCTCCGGCATTTTATCCAGCGCGTTCTCGATGCGGACAAGGTTGCCTCTGGCATCCGAACCGAGTTCAACGCGATGTGTCATCCGGCCTTTCAGCGTCAGCGTGTACGTTTTCCACATGGAATCAAAAGCAACGGACATGGTAAAGCCGCGATAGCTGCCGATCTGTACCGGGTCTTTGCCCTTGACCTCCTTGCAGGTATCCAGCAACGCAGCACCGGCGTTTTCCTTATCGGTGAGCCGGTCGCCGCGAATCTCCATGCCGACAAAGCCCTCTGCCGGGAGCGGATGCGCTGCGAGGGTCTGCATATCCGCCTCCAGCCCACGAACAAAGCCCTTGTGTTCTTCTATCTTTTCCGGGAAGTATTTCAGCAGACTGTCCTCCAATCGGAATTGCTTGCTGTTGTGGTCTGCCTTCATAATTTTGAGCTTGGACACCTCAATGTCCAAATCCATACGCTCCTTGATGCGGGGATCACCGGCACAGAGCGCTTTGATCTCCGCAAAGGACAGCGCCGTAGCGTCCACATCCTCACAGGAGCGAACCGGGGATTTTGAGGTCATGATCTGAGAGATGAATTTCTGCTTGTTCTCAACGGTCTGCCAGAGGTAGGCGTCAAACGTCCCTTCGGTCACATAGCGGCAGACATGAACGAGCTTGTTCTGATTGCCCTGACGCTCGATGCGGCCTTTTCGCTGCGTGAGATCACGGGGACGCCACGGGCAATCCAAATCGTGAAGTGCGACCAAACGATCCTGCACGTTGGTGCCAGCGCCCATCTTGGCCGTGCTGCCCATCAGGACGCGCACTTGACCGCTGCGTACCTTTGCGAACAGTTCTCGCTTTTTGACCGGCAAATGTCAATAGGAAAGTGTAACAAAACGAAAAAATATTTTTAGACGGTCTGCAAATAGCCCTCAAACAGCTGCCCGGCAGAGGCCCAGCCCAGCAGTTGGCGGGGGTATCTGTTCAGCCAGCTTTCCACCGCCTCCACGTCTTTTTGGGTGACCTTATCAAAGTTTGTTCCCTTGGGGAACTTCCGCCGGATCATCTGGTTTTGTTTTTCGTTGCTTCCTCGCTCACTACTGCAGTATGGGTGACAGTAATATGTCCGGGTGCGCTTGCTCTCACAGCGTTTATATACGGACCGTTCGATCCCGATATAGTCCGCAAACTCGCTTCCGTTGTCCATGGTAATAGATTGGAATACCTGCGGGAATCGGGTGCCCCATTTCCGTTCCATGGTGTCCAGCGCACGGACGACGCTGGCCGCGGATTTATCGCGGATCAGGCGGATCACCTCCATGCGGGTGACGCGCTCGGTCAGCACCAGGAGGCACTTATGCCCGCCCCTGCAGGAAACCACCAGATCCATTTCCCAGTGGCCGAACTCCTGGCGCCCGTCGATCTCCGGCGGGCGCTTTTCTATGCTCTCACCCTTGGGCTGCTGTTTCGCCCGCTGGACGTGCTTGGTTTTCTTCTTCCGCCGGGAACCCTTGAACGGCAGCGCCTTATTGGTCAGGCGGAGAAAAACTCCCTTGTCAATATAGGCATAAAGGGTTTGGCGGCAGATCCGCGTTTCAAAGCTGCCGTACTTTTCCGGGTGGTTCTCAATCTCATGCAGGGCTGCCTCCGGGCTGTAATTGTCGTCAGCAATCAGCGCCTCCAGGGTTTCGGCGTACCGGCGATCACTTCCAATTTTCAGGGGGCCGCCCTTGGCCGCCATGTTGGCCCGGTAGCGGGCTTGTGACCGCTCCGGTATGTACTCGGTCACTTCGATATAATCCGCGTTCATGTAGGTGTATGTCCCGCGTTTGATCTCGCGGCAGACGGTGGCGGCGCTGACGTGCAGGGCCGCGCCGATCTCGCGCATGGTGGCGCCCTCTTTTCTCATTCTGGCGATCTTGTTCCGGTCAAACTCCGTCAGGTGCTTATATCCTTTCATGCCCGTGCCCTCACTTTCAAAAAAATATGGACGGCGCGGTGCATACAGCACTCCACGCCGTCCTATTCTTTGCCCAGCAGCCAGTCCACGGAAACCTCCAGAACGTCCGCGATCACCACCACCTCAAAGTCAGCCACAAACCTGCCGCCGTTTTCGATCCTGCTTATCACGTCCCGCTCCACAATGACACCAGCCAGTTGCAGACGCCGGCAGAGATCAGACTGTGACAGCCGCGCCCGCAGGCGGGCCTCCCGGATCCGGTCACCGCATATATTTCTTTTCCCGTGGAAATCATACGCTTTCATGGGCAGCCCTCCAGGCGCGTGGTAATGTTCAGCAGTTTTCTTGATATTAACACATAGGTTTCCACGAACCCGTGTTAATAATCAGCACCGAAAAATATTGAACACTCTGGAGGGCAAACGCCGAAACGCCCCCGGCGCTGTGTGCGTCGGGGGCTTATGCTTTTTATTCTCCCAGGATCTCCGCCGCCAGGCTGTCCATAGCCTTTTCCATGAACTCGTTAAGGCTGAACCCAGCAGCTTCCGCCGCTTTCTGGTATCTCTCTTTTTTCCCTTTCTTCACAAACGGGTAAAGACGCTCATAATTCGCGGCGTTATACTTGTTCTTTGCCTTGGTCGCCGCCGTCCCTGTTTTCTTTTCCATGGGATCGCCTCCTTTTTCTGTATTGTATCAGATTATTTCAACTTACGCAAGTATATAATATATACAAACTCACGCAAGTATATTTGTGCAGTATTCCGTCTTGCTTTTTGTCTTACGCAAGTATATAATAATAATCAGAAAGGGGGTGGTTGATATGGCAAAGAAAAAACGCCGTCGGCGTAGACCGACGGCGCAGGCCAGAAAACAGTTAGCAGCTGACATTCTGGCAGGCACAATCTCCGGCCTTATCGTTCTGGCGGTTCAAAAACTGCTGAACTGGTAAAGGCCAGGGGTGCGGAGGCCCGAACCTCCGCACCCCAAATATAAAAGAAATCCATCAAAATGTCAATAGGGAGGGTTTACCATGAAATACTTGATCCTGCTGGCCGTGTTTGTGGCGGTTTTTGTCCCGCTCCGACGGCTGTTCCGTAAACTATTCAACGGGAGGAAATGAGAATGGAAAAGCAAGCGAAAGTTTCCCCGGCGGTTACGCTGGAGGCTGTCACGGTCCCGCTGGCTGACGGGCGGCGCGGTGTGGTGTTAGTCCTCACCGATGAATACAGCAGAAAAACAGTCATGCGGGCCATGCCTGCCAGCAGGTGACCCGCAGAAGAACCCCGACGCCAGGGCGGCGCCGGGGTTCCTTTTTTATTCTGCTGCGGTGGCCTCCGCCGCGTCCGCCGGTTCCTCCAATGCGGGCGGCGTGGTTCCGCCGGTCTGCTCCGGCGTCCCGCTCGTTTTGCTCAAAACCAGCTTGGACAGCTTGGAAAAAACGTCTTTCGCATACAGCACATAGGCCGTCACCATGGCCAGGTTGGCGGCTGTTGCCACGTTGACCGTTTCGCCGTCAATGTCGATTGCCACAATATCGGGGTTCAGGCGTCCCGCTACATAGAAAGCGACGAAACAGGCGGCAATAATGATCCCCTTAATGACGCCGTTCCGGCATTTGATACGGTCGAAAGTCCCGTCAAAAAGGGCGTTCAGGCTGCCCAGCACGACGTTGACAGCCACCAGAAGAACCAGGCCAATGGCCAGGCGGATAATAGTCTGTTCCATTTTTACCTCTCATTCCTGCCCGGTGCTGTCCTGGCCATTTTCGTGGCACCGCGGAAATGGGCAGCTTTCGCATTGGCTCCGATCACAGGGGATCGAACCGTCCCAGCGTACCAGGGCCACCAGCCAGGTGACCACAGCGGCCAGGGAAAGCACCCAGGCCAGCGCCTTGATAATAACCATTCCAGCACCTCCGGCAAAATTATTTGTTGATGGTGATAACCTGGCCCACATGGATCAGGTTCGGATTTTTGATCCCGTTGTCTGCTGCCAGCTTGGCCACAGTGGTGCCGTACTTCGCGGCGATACGGGAAAGGGTGTCCCCGGCCACAACGGTGTACTTGACGGCGCCGCCGGGCAGGCGGAGGACCTGGCCCACGCGGATCAGGTTCGGGTTTTTAATGCCGTTGATCTCCACCAGTTTGGCCACGGTGGTGCCGTACTTCGCGGCGATACGGGAAAGGGTGTCGCCGCTCTTTACGGTGTATGTACCCGCCGCCTGGGTCGTCGGTTTCGTTGGCTTGTCCGCCGTCCCGCCGGACGTACCGCCCAGTTTCCGGGCGATCATGTCAAAGTCCGGGGTAATGAAACCGCGGATATACCGCCCGTTCACTTTCATGGTGCGCTTGCCCACCTTGCCGCCGTTCATGTTTCCCTCTGTGACCACAAAGGTGCCGCCGCCCACCTTGGTGACAATGCCAATGTGATCCGGTGCGCCGGTGTTGTCGGTGGTGGCGTAGTTGGCCCCGTCCTGCCAGTCGTACACGCAGGCGTCGCCCACCTTGGGGGTGTATGCGTCGTTCTCCGTCCAGATCCCTTTTTTCTTGGCGATCTCGACGTACTTTCCCACGCCGCACTCCGTCCCGGTGTACTCCGCGATCCCTGCCTTGATGTACGCCGCGGAGGCCGTGGTGGCACAATGGGCGTCACCCACCTGTACGCGGTAACCTCTTGCCAGCGGCTTGTGGTTGTTGTAGATGTTCAGGATCTCCAGGTGCTTGGCGCTGCCTCTGGTTGCTCCGTCCCATGCGTTGATAATGTCCGCCACCTTTCGGCGCAGTTCGTTTCCAGTCATGTTTGTTTATACCTCCTCACAGGCCCGCGTCCGGTGGTTCGCCGGTGCCCGCGGGCGGATCCTCCGGGGGCGGCTGGGTGCCGCTCCCGCTCGTTCCGGCGGCCTCCGCCGCCTTGTCCTTGTTGGTCTTGATCCAGCCCATGACGCCGTTTTCCAGGCCGCACACGCCGAACACGCAGCCGGTCAGCGTGGCAGGCTCTGATCCGGTGTGCCAGAAAACCACCAGATCGGCCACCGTGTACGCCACCAGGAAAACCGCTTCCAGAACCAGGATCTTGTCCATGGTGCCCATTTTCTTTTTAGGCGGCTTCCGTTCCTGCCGCAGCGTCCGCAGACGCTTCCGCAGGTGCTTATACGCCAGCCGGGCCACGAAATAGCCCAGGAGGGCACCGGCAGCCCACGCCGCCGCGGCCACAATAAAGATTTTCACGGCTTCCTCCCATTACAAAAAATCGTCCGTTTCCACGCACTTGCGGTAAACGTCCAGGATCCGCTCCGTGGTCACTTTGGTTTTGTTGTTCTTGAAATCCTTGTGATCCTTGCAATAGATTTCGTAGGCGTCAATATCGGCCAGGATCTGCTCAAAATGTTCCTGACTGTGCCGGGTGCCGTGTTTTACTTCGTCCCCGAACCGTAGGATCCGGTAACGGCAGTTTATGGCCTCCTGCTCTCCGTCCGCTTTCCTCATGGCCTGCACCTCGGTTTCCAGCCTGTCCACCTTGGCGATCACTTCGCTGTTGATCTTCCGCCCCAGCCAGGCCAGGAACTTGGAAACGGGGTTGATCTTCACCGGGGTAATTTCGATAAACACGGACACCAGCGCCACCACGGTGACGCCGCCAGTCAGCGCCTGGCCTACGCTCACGGTGGACAGCGTTTCAATTAGTTTTTGCACGGATCCACCTCCCCCATGGCGGTATCGTAGTCCCGCCGAACCGCCGCCATTTCCTCCTCATACCGGAGGGCGTCGCGCTGGCCCAGCTGCGCCACCATGGCCTTGGTGATTTCGTTCTGGCGGTCAATGATCTGGCAGAGGTCCGCCACCAGCTTCATATAATCCATGGCAGCGTCACCTCCTCGCACCGATCAGCCCGGCGACGTGTTCCAGGTCTGCCATGTCCGCCTCAAAAAAGGCGTGTCCCCACAGCCAATAATCCGCATGATCCGGGTGGCGTAATTTCTGCGCCTCCGGGTCGCTCCACAGGAGATCCCAGCGCATTTGATGGCCGGCGTCCTTCCGCTCCAGCTTGGCCGTGATGGCGCCGATCAGGGCGCCGCGGGCTTTCCCGTTTCCGTCGTCGTTTCGTGCAAAATAGCGGTGTGCGCTCTCGCTGGTGACCGCGCATAGTGGGCGGCCATTATGTACCAGAAACCCGTCCACAGCGTCCACAGGCGTACCATACCGGAGGTTTACGGGGCCGTTGATACTCACAAACCGCGCTCTTTTTCTTACGATGTAGGCAGCGCCCACGGCTTACACCTCCGTCCACCCGTACACGCCAGGCTCCCACACGTTGCTGTCCACGGTGCTGGTCCAATGCTTGCCATTGTGCGACACCTTGGCGTCCTTGCTGTATGCGTCATGTGCGCCAACCGGCTGGGACCATTCCGGCCATTCCTCCGCCGGATCGGAAACCGGCGTCCAAAGGCTTGCGGTTTTGTCCGGTGTCCAGTCCGCTTGTGACGTATGGGCCTGAACGCATTTATACAGTTTCCCGTCCGTATATCTGCGGATCTGGCCCACGGTATAGGCTACCGGCACCGCCCACGGCGCGAAAAGGTCCGCGTGTTCCGCCGCCGTTGTGGCGTCCACGCTTCCGGCCTCCGCCATTGTGACGAACACGATCCCCGTAGCGTCTGCCGCCTTGGCGATCTCCACTCCCGCGTCCGTTTCTTCCAGCATGACCGTGATTTCTGCCCCCGCCATGTCAGGGCGTCCCAGGAGGTGGTAAACGGTGCCGTTGTGCGCGATCCCCGTGGCCTCCGCCTCCGGGCACAGCACGAAACAGCCGTTTTCCGCCTGCTTGATGTAGTTGGGGGCCTCGGTCATGGCCACGGTCGCCCCGTCTTTTGTGATCTTGAACATGGTTTACACCTCCGTTTTGAAAATCGCATAAAATAGCCGCCGCAGTTTCAGCACCCTGCCGTGATCGTTGAAGTTCTCATAATAGGAAATCGGTGTTTGCAGCCATTGGGCCACCTGCTCCACCGTCATTTCACCGCTGGCCACACGCGCCTGGAAAAGCCGCAGTTTCCGCCGTGCCCGCTTCATGCCGTCCCGGCAGCCGTGGATCTTCACGGCGCCGGTGTCCGTCACCTGAAACTTTGCTTTGCAGAACCGGAACGGTCTGGAGAACGGAACCACTTTTGACTTTCCGGCGTTGACCTGCAGGCCCATGGCCTCCGCGTGGCCGATCACGTCCGCCGCGGTCACCTCCGCCGCCTGCTTCGACGGCAGAATGGTGTAATAGTCGTCCATGTAATGGGCAGCGCCATGGATCGAAAGCTGGGCTTTGATCCGGTTGTCCAGGGAGGACGGCAGCGCCACCATTTCCTGCTGGCTTGGCTCCACGCCCAGCGGCATACCCACGCCGCCCGGCACAGCTGCCACCACCAGATCGGCCAACTGCCGCAGGTCCGGGTTTAGGATCATGCCCCGGTGCCGCTCATACAGCAGCGCGTGGGGCGCGTCCGGGAAAAAGTGGTGAAAATCCATCAGGAACAGGGCACCCTCCAGGCCATGCTTGCGGTAATGGTCCCGCAGGTGCTTGGCCAGGCGTCTGTAATGGAAATGCAGGCCGCCGCCTTTCTGGCTGGCTTTGTTGTCGTAGATCATACTGGGCACATACAGCGGCACCAGCACCTTTTTGGTCAGAACCTTATAAACCTGCCGATCCTCAATGTGCGGCGCGTCTATTGGTCGAACCTTGCCCCGTTCTTTCAGGGTGAAATGGGCGGTTTTGCCCGGCTTCCATGTTCCATTCAGGATCTTGCGCCGGCGCTTGGCGGTGCCGGAAAACAGGTGCATTTCAAACCGCTGTGTGCTGGCTTTCCACCTCACGCCGTTGCAGCATTTCCGGCCATAGAAAAACATGGCGCGGTAACTGAAAACTTCCTCAATCGGCCCCAGGGCGTCGCTGCGGGCCTTTCGCTTTGCCTGCCGCCTTGTCTGGCGGCGTCTGTAACGCGCCTCGCGGCGCTGTTCGCTTGTCATAGAAAAGTATTCGCCCTCCGTACAGTTGTGGTGTTGGTGTGCGTCTAAACTGCTTCGATCCAGCGCATGAAACGGGGTTAGCACAATACCCCCGCCATGCAAGCAGCGTCCGCGCGGGATCATCAGCGGGCAGTTTCAGGCTTTCGCCAGGGAAGTATCTTTCCTTTTACATGGGTCCGGTTCACGTTCGTTACTGCATTTGACCCAGTTATGCAAAATCAGGGGGCCAGCGCCCAGGAATTGTTGGCGTTGTTATTGTTGGCGCTGCCGTCGGTGTTGACAAGGCAGAAATTGTTGTTGTTGCTCGAATTGACGGAACGGCACCACACATTGGCCGCCGTCAGAGGGGAAAGCCGCCCTGCCTCCCGGCGCGTTTTCAAAGATACACCCATAAAAATGACTTATTTCCGCTTCCTGTCGCTCTCCAGGATATTCCGCAGCAGGGTGTCCTCCCGGTCTATCAGTTCGCCCAGGCTCTGCGCCATGCGGTCCAGCTTGTCCATGGCCTCCTTGGGTGGGACCGTTTTTCCGCTGGGCGCCGTAAAGCACCCTTGCGGGTTCTGGTACATAACCAGATAGGCATGGGTCAGGCGCACGTCCAGCGCAGAGAGGGAGGCCAGCGCCTCCAGCAAATGCGCCTTGCGCTGGGCTTTGCGCTGTTCGTCCGACGGGTATATTTTGTTGGCCTTTTCGGTGTGGTCCATGACCTCACCGGCCAGCTGCGCGGTGCCCTCTGCAATCAGCCGGGAATAACGGGCGGAAAGCCGCGTCAAAAAGCCCACCGTTTCCACATAAATCTGGTTTGCGGTGTTCACATACTCCGCTTTGCTCACGGTCCGCTTTTCTTTCAGAACTGACATTCTTTCACCTCACGGGTTTTCTTTCTCTGTCCGGGTTTCCCCCCCCCCCCCCCCCGCGCGGGGCTTGCCGGGCTTGTCACG